CATCTAATCAATCCATCAACAATATCCCCAACGTAGGTAAAATCTCTTCTCTGATTTCCATCACCAGTTATTGTTAATGGTTCATGTTTTTTATATTGTCTTTATGAGCCCTTCAGAGTGAAGGGTTATCCTTATATTATCCCATACGTGTCAACCGTTGACAATCAATGAGTTACGCATAAATTCTATAGGTAATGGGATTTATTATATATAACCAAAGAAAAAGTATATATGATATTATATATCTTTTCTGCCCCAAATTTCGTCATTTGCCCCAAAACCTCACGTATCCAAAAGATCGACACACGTACTTGTATCCATGATCGTGTTACAGTAT